GCAACGAGGTCAGTGAGCGTACTTTCTGGCAGGTCATCTGATAGAAGTTGGCTTACGAAACTCCATGATCTTGGAGTTGCGAATGATCTACTTGATCCTCTAGGATCAAAATCATATAAATCTTGTTTGGCGAATGTGCAATAACCCACAACGTCTGCGTGGATGTGTTGGTTAGTTGCCCACTGCAACCAATCTTCGAAGTCCACTCTCAATTCAATGTGAACAAATCTGTTTGCCAATGGAGCCGGCATTCTGTAAGTGACACCTTTGTCACTGTCCCTATTACCTGCCGCTACAATTGAAACGCCTTCTGGTAGGTGATACTGACCCACTCTTCTGTTTAAAATAAGTTGATAAGCCGCCGCCTGTACTGCCGGAGCCGCCGAATTCAACTCGTCCAAGAATACAATAGCATTAGACTTGGGATCAGTTGGCAGTTCTGCCGGACTTGCCCAAACCATGTTGTTCTCTTTTGAATTGTAATAAGGGATACCTTTGATGTCTGTTGGTTCCCACAAAGGAAGTCTAATATCAATAACTTCTCTTCCTTCTGCATCTGCAATCTGTTTTACGATATCGGATTTACCAATACCTGGTGCACCCCACATCATTATTGGTCTTTGTAATTGAATACAATGTGTCAGTGCGGATTTCGCCTCGTTGGGTGAAACTGTTCTGTTTTGTGAGCCTACTGCGGCTTCTTTGTTTTTTGCTCTTGGCATTTTGTACACTCCTGTTTAAAATGTTTATAATACCATTATAGCAGGATAATGTTATGCGTCAACCTGGTAATTGTGGCTAAAAAGTCGCTATTTTACTGGTCTTTTTGCTCGTCCATCTTGCTCATTGCCCTAGCAAGTCCGTATTTTGTGATATCTCCGGCAAAAAGCATGAGTTGTAATGCCATTTTTTCCATAGTCACTATGATCTGTTTCTTGTCAACGAAGTATGGACAGTCAACAAATTCGTCTAACCAAAGGTATGTTTGGGGTGTGAATATGACTTTTGCAGGAAACTTGATTGTGTAGGTCTTGATGTCCAGTTTTTCTATGGCACTCAGTCCTTGCTTGGTCAAACGTAGCGATCTAGCCTGATAACTTTCACGTACATTTTGCCACCATGCGTAGTAACTGTTTTTGACTGTCTCGTCGTGTATAGGTTGTTCTAACAGTTCCATGAAGGTACGGGTGTATGCAGTCTTGCGATCCATACAATTAATTATCTAGAGAATTTTTCGCCGGATTTTAAAAGATAAACACCAAACTTGTCGGTGTTGTGTTGTGTGTTTAATTTCTTTGCTAAATTTTCTGCGTGGCCTGGGTTGGAAAAAGACACTTTCTTGTACTTTGGACCAGGGTAATTTGCCACCAAACTAGAGCTCTTTAAATTGATCGGTTTACCATCATAAAAAACCGCCCATATGCCTTCTGCCGCAAGGACTTCGTCCATTTTGTACGTTTTTTTATTACTGTGTTGGAGTAACACTGTGGGTTTTGGTCTGCTCATAATTTATAACTGTATTTACCAAAAATTGTATTTGCAGATTAAGATTAGAGACCGCTTATTTTACAGTTCGATATGACTATAGGTGTAATTGTTTTTTGTTATCATCTCTGACACATTTGTATCTGTCAACGGTTTGGCCAAGAGCACTCCGCCATACTCATCTTCGTGATCCCATTTTTCAAGTCCATAATTTTCTAGAAACCATGGTCTGAAAGGTTCGAAAAAATCCCAAAACTCCTGTGGCAAGTGCATGGGCTCTCTGTCCTTCAAACATATAAACCAGTTTGGAATGAAAGTGTGGTGTGGCTTCATGACTTTCTTAACCTTGTCAGAGTCTGCAGGTTCGCCATCGAAGAAATAGTTGTATGGTTTTTTACCCGACTGCGAATATAACAGATAGATGTTGTCCTGAATCAAAGAATCACTGTAATATTTGTTGCATGGAAATTCCTCCTGCAACAGGCCTGCCTTGTCACTGTATGAAACAATATGCATGTGAGTCCATTTGTAGTGTAATTTTTCATCCATAGCACTTTCCGTTTGGTGTATCGCCTGATGGAATTCATATAGAATATGTTTTGATTCGTTCCTTGACATCCTATCTGCATGTTCCATGAAAAGTTCATGCAGTTTGTTTAGAGCCGATTGGTCTATTTGGTCAAACTTTATTGAATCAATGCCAGCGGCAACGCAAAATTCTTTGTATACTGTTTGTATATCTCTAGGTGCCTTTATACCTGAATCATGATCATGAGGTTTGATTTTTCTAAGATGTTTCATTGCTTTGTACCACTTGTCTGCAACCACGTTGTCCGCAAGTTCGTACATCACTTTAAGATCATTTTTGGTGTTGTTGGTCAACACTACGGTAAATGTTATATTATTTTTTGTTGTCAAAATCACCGCCATCCATTTCGATGTTTATAGTCTGTGATTCTCTGGCAGTCTTCAGTGCTTCTATGATATCTTCTTGTATAGTGACCATTCTAGTCATTACCTGACTCAGGCTGTCTGCTAGTTGGTCGGCCTCTTTGGCCTGAATGACTATCTGTCGCTCACCCTTTTGCCTAAGTGTCCGTATCCTACCTAATAGGTCTTCAATAGGTCTTGTTTGTATCTTGGAATTCTTTGACTGCATTGTTTAATACCTGTTGCATTTCTATTTTTGTTTTCATTGGTCCTTTAAATTCATATCTTGATAGTGTAATCATTTTAGGACAATATGCTTTACGCCATCCTTTTTCAAAGCAAATTATGTAATACCCTGCACAGAATTGACTTTTGCTTTTTGGTGTTTTTGTATATACTGGCAGTTGTTTCTGCACATCAAACATAGGATTGTATGGATGTTGACTACAAGGGAAACCATGCACTTCAAAATTATCTTGTTGTATCTCATCTTCTTTGTTTGGGGAATTTGACTCTGCAAATATATCAACTCCAAATTTTTTGACAAGGCTTTCAGCATTTGCATAGACTTGCGTCTCTTTTTCTGCTTTGTTTAGGTAAATCCAACCGTTGTTATCTTTTTTTTGTAAAGTTCCTAACTTTTGGCCGTTCTCTTCTACTATCCAGAACTTGTCTTTGACTAGGGTTTTTGCTCTTACTGTCATGCTTCTAACCTCGCATTAAAAGGCTCAACGTACATTTGCGCCTGCTCACTAATCTTATTTAGGTCGTACTTGGCACAGAACCTCATAAATCTGATTCCTACCTGTGCAATATTTTTTACTTCGGCTTTTGCTTGTGATATTGTTTGGTCCAATTCCTCAATAATTGCTTCTGGCTGTGCATGAAGGTCAACTAATAGTCTATTACGTTCATAATCTTCTAGAACTCTGTGTTCTTTGCCGTCATGATCCACCCATTTACTCAACATAAGGTTGTTCCATGTGTACCCTTTTTCCTTGCGATCCGCGAATGCTTCTTGTAAACCTATCTTATTCTTTGTGCCCTTTGTACGCACACCTGGGTATGCCGAAAATATGTTATCACTTGGGTCACCTCTCATTGCCTTTTCAAATATAATCCATTCGGTGTCTGGTGCACCCTTAGGTGCTTTTGTTTTTTTGTCTATCACTGTATTACCCTTCTTGTCAAACCAACCCTCGTGGGTCAATGTCTGTTCTGTAACACCGTTGTACTGTTTCACATTTTTATTCACAAGTTGATTTAGATCCTTGTCTGTGCTTATAATCACATGTTTTTGATCAGGATGTTTATCTATCCAACGGGCAATTAGGTCATCTGCTTCTGCCCTTGGATTTCTTAACACTGTTACATTTGTCTTGGTCTTTATGAAGTCACAGAAGTCATCGTAGCACTCCCAGAATACTTCGTTCTCCTCTTTTTCTTTCTCAGTCATAGCATCTGCCATTTCTTTTCTGTTTCTTTTGTATGGTGCATAATGATCCTTACGCCATGATCTACCTTCAAGACAGAATATAACATGAGTGCCATCGAAGTCCTGCCATGCTTTCTTTATGGAGTTCATCATTATGTGTATGGCCATTCCCACCTTCTCAGAAGTGTCTCCCCTGATCACGTGTCTGGCTCTAAAGAATGTGTTGGCTGTGTCTACAAGAATATGTGTCATTACGACACCTCAGTTTTGCCGTCGTCTCTCCTGTTGATCTGAACGTAACCAGATCCAGTGACGTCAATACCTTGTTCATTTCCAATAGTTCTGCAAAGTGTTTGGAACCATCTGTCCACTATCTCTTCCTCAGTTTGCCCTTGATAGCCTGATTGTTGTAACATATTCACGAACTCATCATTCCAATCTAGTTCGAAGAAACCATTTCTTGGGTTTTCAGGATTCACATTCAAGTTGAGAACTTTAACCATTGGTTCTTGACTTTTTTTAGAATCTTTTTTATTTTTCTTAATTGTAGTCTTTTTTGTTTTCTTTACCTTCATAACATTATTATACTTTATTTTTACCTCCTAGTCTACCTATGTTCCAATAGCATTACCAAATAGATACACATGGACTCTTGCGGCCACATTATACCCTTTCTTGAATGCCTTCTCCGCCACTTTACCAGCCGTTGCTGTCTGTTCTTCTTCCCTAGCACCTGTTGGCATCACCCAGACTGGCCAATCTACACCAGCGTCTCTGAATTTCTTGATTGTGCTTTCCATTTCGTCCCATTCCTTGTCTGCGGATCCAACAACGAATTTTAACTGGCCTGCTTTGGATAGTTTGTAGTATTCGGCCACGTTCTCAGGCTTGATTGCTTTTTCTGTTTTCTCGCCCGACACCGTGAACAGTTTTGGACTTACACTGAAGAACACTTCTGTGTCTATGTTTCTTACCCACTCCTTAAAAGGCTCTTTCAATATCTGTGTGCCATTTGTTTCGAATGTCATAGACCCTGGAAGATTATTTCGTTTTTCAAGTGCCCTGTATATTCCAACTACTGCGGCCTGTCCTGTAATCATCAAAGGCTCGCCACCTGTGAAACACAGATGCTGATGTTGTTTAGAAAACGGATGTAAAAATTTACCCTCTGGATTTGATTCTGTCTTTATGATGTCAACAAGTTTGTCTGCCAACACAGTGGGAGTCTCCTGTCCCATAAGACCTTTAAATTTTTTTGCCCATGTGTAAGAACTGTCACAGCCTTTGTCCCACACAGGCAAGTCCTCAACACGTTTTACACTTGACACATCAAAATTCTCAAACGGCAGTTCATATGTGCTTGGGTCCGTTGGATCTTTTTGACCGAAGCCATTGCATTGTAAATTGCAAAGGAAGAATCTTATCCATGCGGTTGGAACGCCTGTGTAGTGTCCTTCACCCTGTATGCTGTGAAATATTTCAGAATAGTAATATTTTTTTTCTACTTTTTCCATATCTCCGGATGACTGTTTTTCATTGATTCAACAATCTCTTCAACTGTCCAACTGCCTTTCATACGTTTCTCTAACTCAGGATCTATTGGTTTGTTTTCTTGCACTTTTGGTTGTTCAATTTTGATATCGTCTGGATAATCTCTGTACAGAAAATGCTGTATTGTTTCAACATCAACTAGTTGGTTGAATCCAACGTGTGACTCCTCTATATTCTTTTCATTTCTTATAACAGAAGTCATTGCATCATCTAGTTGTTGCATATTATCAAACTCCATCATTATGTGAAACTCTGGAAGATTCATTGATCTGAATCCTAGTTTTGCTCTTGTAAGTCTATAGGAATTCATTCTTTTCATTTCAACCATCTGGTCGAGAAATTTACGCATCTTTGTTGTAAACTCCATTGCGTTTACATCTGCATTATGATCTGCGAATATGTGATAAATGTCAGCCAAAATAATCCTCCATTGTCCCTTCTCTATATAGGTCTTGTGTTATGCAATGTATTCCACCATCCCAAAAAAACCTATGCCTAAAGTTGAATATTATTGGTTCAACCTTGTGTTTCTTAAAAAATTCAAATATTTCTTTATTATAATTGTTGCATATAATTGTGTTTTCGTCAAGTTGCAACATATTGACATCAAACACAGTTTCTTCTACGTAACCTACCCAATCGTTCAGCCATGTGTTTACAAATTCTATCAATTGATCGTTATGTTCTTCTCCCTTTAACCACCATCTGCCACCTACTTTTTTTCTTATTTTTCCAAAATCACTTACACTGTTCCAAGATTGATCTGGTATGTACAACACGTCCCATCCTGGAAATGTTTCTTTGTAGTTTTGTATATCGTGCAATGACACAATGCACCCTGGTTTTACTATGCACATCACAGCATCTGAATGATAACCTCTATACGTGTGATGAACGCGGAAGCCTTGTTGTTGTAAATCGTCAAGTATCTCCTTGTACATCTTTGGATAGCCATCGACTAACCCGTTGCTTTTGTCTCCCTCGTGATGATCCCAAAATATGTCTTTGCCCACTCTCATTATGTTAGCACTTGATACTGCACTATCGATCTGTTTTAAATATAAGTTTTTCTTATCTATACGTTTGATAATATCTGTATAACCTTTCCTACCATCTGCAGTACAAGAATAAAATTTTTCACCTAACACAGCAAAACTATCTCTAGGCATCATAGGAGGTCTATAGATGTTCTGCAATGATTGTATTTTTTCCATGTTTAATTCTGGTCTATAAGTTTGCACACCTGCATCTTGCAATAATTTAACAAGCATCTGATAGTCTTCCTCAGTTTCTTCTGCAATACGTTTCAAAGGATCCATTATTTTTTTGTTCTTGTATATAGGTAAGTCATGAAACCAGTCTGCTTGAAATCCTGACCCAATTATACAATGTTTCAATGGGTGAAAGTTTGCATAGGATTTGATAGGTATCTTATCCAAAATAGTCCTCCATGGTTCCTTCTCTATATAAATCCTGTGTTATACAATGTATTCCACCGTCCCAAAAGAATCTATGTCTTGGGTTGAATATGATTGGATCAACTTTATGTTTTTTAAAATAATCAAATACATCTTTATTATAATTGTTACATATGATTGTATTTTCGTCAAGTGACAGCATGTTGACATCAAACACAGTTTCTTCCACAAAACCTACCCAATCATTTAACCAGGTGTTAACGAAGTGAATTAATTCATCGTTATGTTCTTCTCCTTTTAACCACCAACGTCCTCCGACCTTATCTTTCATCTGCATGAATGAACTTAATTTGTCCCAGGACTTATCTGCGACATACTGAACGTCCCAATTCGGAAATTCTTTTTTATAATCCTGCACATCGTACATAGATACTATACATCCTGGCTTAACAACACAAAATTCAGCATCTGTATGATGTCCTCTGTGAGAAAGGTGAACCCTGAATCCTTCTTCAGTCCAGAGTGTCTTGTACTTTTCTATCAAATCCTTGTCCATCTTATTTGATATATCCCACCATATATCCTTTCCAACTCTACAAATGTGTGCAGTAGATATTGGTTCTAACCCTGCCTTTTCTATTATAAGATTTTTCCTGTCTATCTGTTTCAACACATCTGCATATCCTTCTGATATCCCACCAACTGCATAAAGTTTTTCTCCAAGAACTGCAAAGTGATCTCTTGGTGCCATTGGAGGTCTATAAATGTTTTGTAGAGATCCATACTTTTCCATATTCAACCTGGCACGGTAAGTTTTGATATTGGCTTCTTTCAATATTTTTTCAAGTGTCTCAAAATCTTCCTCGGTTTCTTCTGCAATACGCCTTAGGGGGTCCATAATTTTATTATTTTTATAGATGGGAAGGTTTCTGAACCATTCTGCTTTGAATCCAGATCCGATCAAACAATGTTTCAATGGATGAAAAGTTGCGTAGCCTTTTATGGGAATTTTATTTTCTTGTTTTGTCATTTTTCTTGTCCAGTCTAACTATGTTATCTGTCTTCAAATGACCAACACTTTCTCGTTGTATATCGTTGTGTCTGAATTCCGCCCAGTACAATTCAAACGCAACACCGTCTTCCAATCCCTCGAATGAGTGATATAGTCCTGGTTTTACGGCTGTGTAGTCACCGGCTTTAAGTATAGTTTCGTCTATCAATTCATAGTCCTTCTGCCATACACGGATTTTCATCTCGCCTGACATCACGTAGAAACCGTTCCATTTGTATTCGTGTTTGTGCTTTGAACACGTGCCACCTTTTACAAAATCTATCCTGTGGAATTCGCAAGAACCATTTGCTTCAATGAGTTCTGTTTGTCCCCAAATTTTACCTGCTTTGTTTCCCATGATGTACTTTTAATTATATATGTATTTAGATATTTTGTCAATGGGGGAGAAAAAACTCCCCCAAGAACTCACAATAGTGTGAATGCCACAACAGCCGTCACGGCTAATATTACTGCAATAATACCGGCGCCTGTGTATATTTTGTCTTTCACACTATTTCTTTTTGCCTATAACTTGTAACCTGTTTAATAGGATACCATATGCTGGTAAGAATACTATTAGACCAACTACAATTTTAGTCAATGTGTTGTTTTGTGCAACCACGTGCCAGTTTGCACCAATCCACGATAGGTTACCTTCTGCGTCAAGCGAACCTGCGAACGCAACATAAAAGAACGAGTATGTATCAATTATGTTTGCCGCGATAGTTGAAAGTGCCGGAGCCGCCCACCAATTGTCCGATCTTTCTCTGATTGCTTGGAACACGTACACATCAAGCATGGTACCAATAGCATAAGCAGTACCACTTGCAAATCCAACTCTGTATGCGTGTGGGTCACCTAATGCCAACAGTACAAGTACTGATGCAACGATCGCCGGAATGATTGCCATTGCAACAACGGCCCTTCCTGCTTCTTTGCCAACCAACCTAACCGTCAAGTCAGTCGCTACTACAACAATCGGAAATGTGAATGCCGCCGCCGCCAATGGGAACGATCCAAAAAATGGAAGTTCTGCTCCGGGGAATAAATCAAATCTGATTGTGACTAGATAATTCGATAAGGCAATAACTGCCGTGTGTAAAATTACTAGATTTCTTACAAGTGTTTTATCTACACCTGCCATTAATGTTTTGAACATTAAGTCCTCCTTAAGGTTTAATTAATGTATGCTAATTGTACTATGATTACCGCGATTGTGTCAACACAACCTTTAGTTTATTTGTCCCACTCTTCCCATGGAAATACTATCCAACTGGGCACTTCGTCTTTGTTGATCTCGTATCCATGGTAATCTACTTTTACTTCTGAAGGTTTGTTATGTATAAGTGCGGCAAATTTTATTCGTTCTTCATGTTTGCCAAAATTTTCTTCTATATACTTGAATGTTGCACCAGAATCGTTTATGTCATCTATGATTAGTATTTTCTTTTGAAATGCAAATGCTTTTTCTAGCACACTTAGGTTTGGTTTTGCTTTATGGTCTCTTAATCTTATATCTAGCACTTCGTGGGCAGTGTTTAGTCTGTGTGAAAGATATACTCCCGGTATGCAACCTCCCCTATTAATTCCTAGTATAATGCTTGGCATCCAGTTGGAGTGCACCATTTTATCTTCTATTTGAATTAATGCATTACGCATCTGTCCTGTTGTAAAATAATTCTTCTTAACTTCCATAATAATAATTTAAAATACCTAAAGAATAAATTGCTAATGATACTGCGTTTAAAACTATTAATGATCTGTCGTGCCACAGCATACCAACTATTAACCAACCTATAAATCCTAAATTTGCAATCCATAAATTCACAGGAAACATATTTGCAGAAGTGAAAAGCATTGCCACAATCAATGTGATACTACTTGCCCATTTGATATACCATGATAGGTCACCTCGAGGTGTAACTTTTTTGTAAACTCTTGATGAATTAAGGGCCTTGATCTTGTCGTCAAGTTTTTCTGTTATAGGTTCGATTGGTTTATTTGTCGTATTTTTCATATATCCTGTTTATAACATTATTTGTAGTCACGAAACTTGCACACTTGGGCATATCTTTCAATCTTCTTGCACCTATGTATGTGCAGGCACTTCTTACTCCGCCCAGTATATCTTCTACTGTGTGTTGCACAGGACCTCTGTACGGCAGACTTATTAATCTGCCTTCATTGCCTCTGTATCCATCTTTACGTTTGCCATGTTTTTCTCTTGCACGATCCGAGCTCATTCCGTAAAATTCTACTTTGCCGTCGACTATTTCCTGCTCTGACTCGTCATGGCCTGCCAACATGCCACCTATCATTACCATGTGGGCACCGCCACCAAATGCTTTGGCTATATCTCCCGGGTACACACAACCTCCATCCGCCATTATGTGTCCATCTACACCGTTGGCCGCGTCAGCACAATCTAATATCGCACTGAATTGTGGTACGCCAACACCTGTCATTGTTCTTGTTGTACATACTGATCCAGGACCAATACCAATTTTGACAACATCAGCACCGTTGATAATAAGTTCTTCTGTCATTTCAGGGGTTACAACATTTCCTGCAACAATAATTTTTGTAGGATATTCATCACGTACCTTTTTAATAAAATCCACCATGTTCTGGTGATAGGCGTTTGCAACATCAACAGTGATCATTTTTATGTCAGGAAAACTTTTCAATACATCTTGCATTGTCTTCCAATCCTGTGCTTCCTTATCCCACATAATATTTGTGCCTGTGCAAACCGATACACTTTGTAACCTTACACCACTGCCAACTGCTTTCCGCCATTCTTCTATGCCGGTAGTTTTTGTGATCACAGTCATCATTTTGTACTCTTGCAATACTTTTGCCATTGAGAAGGTTCCAACACCATCCATGTTGCTCGCAAAGATAGGCAAGAAGTTCATCTGTTTGCCAGAGTTCCTAAATGTAAAGTTACGAGTCATGTCTACATCTTTACGTGATGACAATGTAGAACGTTTTGGTTGTAGTAGCACGTCCTCAAAATTCAATTTTGCGTCGTAATTAATCCTCATCTTCTTGTTCCTTTGTTTTGCATACTTCTAAAATACTTTGATAGTGTTCCCATGCCTGTTTCAGTGCAGGATATTTTTCTCGCATATCCTCTTCTGGGTTTCCTAAATCTAAATCTCCAAAACTGTAAGTGAAACTGGTGTCTAGGTCTCCACCGTATGTTATTCCTTCGCTGAATCCCATCTCCAATTGTTGGTCTTTTTTAGATTTGCTAGTCATGTCCCTTCATACTCATACAGATTTTGTAGAATTCATCTCTTGTAGCAGGATCTTCCTTGAATGCACCCAACATAATTGCAGTTGTCATGTCTGATTCGTGTTCTCTTACACCTCTGTGCGTCATGCAGTGATGTTCTGCTTTGACCACTACTGCAAGGTTGTCAGTCTTTGCATACTTTTTCAATTCATCTGCAATCTGTGTTGTCATCTCTTCTTGTATCTGCGGTCTCTCCACGATGTGATGTACGATCCTGTTGAATTTACTCAATCCAATAACTTCACCATTGGGAATTATACCTACCCAGGCATTACCCACAATGTTCTGGAAGTGGTGGGCACACGTTGATCTAATTGATATTGGACCACTGGTGTACATACTCTTGTAACCCATGTTGGGAAAACTTGTAACCCTTGGTGCTGGTTTGAACCTACCACCAAATGTTTCTCTTATGTACATCTTGGCCACACGTTTGGCAGTTTCCTGTGTGTTGTGATCGTTTTCTGTGTCAATCACAAGGCTGTCTAACACGCCTTGAAGTTTTTCTTGTACCTCTGCCTGCAATAGGTCCATCTCACCGTCCTCTATGAATTCTGAGATGTTGTCATTGGAGTGGAATCTCTTGCCTGCCTTCTGCAATCTGTCTTTTATCTTCTTACTGATAGGTCCTTCCGGAACCCAACTGTCTTTTAAGGAGTCGTCCATTATTCTACGTCCAATCTAACGATATGTTTTCTCAATGCTCTAACCAATTCTTCAATTTTGTCTATCACGGCAATCATGTCTCTGTCTGTGATATATTTAGATCTTTCTTTCAACTTGTCATATTCTTTGATTGATATTTGCACCATAGGACCATAGTTGTCTTTGTGTCCCACACTCTCATTTTCCATAGAGGCGTCTAGTGCTCTTTGCTTTTCTTCTGAGTCTGTCATTGTATCTCCTTCTTGTGAGTCTTGTTATACCATTTTACAGCAGTTGCCACCACGTTGTCAATAGAACTCTGTGCTGGTTCCCAACCTAAAATGCTTTTTACCTTTGATATGTCAGCGACCAGGTATGCTGGATCTCCCGGTCTGTTGTCATGTATCTCGATGTTCATAGCGCCTGCATGTTTCTGCACAGCATCAAGCAATTCTTTGTTAGACGCAGGTGCTCCTGATCCTAAATTGAATACTTCTGACACTGAATTGTCATTGGCATAGTTCAACGCCTTAACGTGTGCATCTGCAAGATCCATTACATGGACATAATCTCTTACACATGAACCATCTGGAGTGTCATACTTGTCACCAAACATCTTGAACGTTTTACCTTGTTTGGCGGCCGCCACTGCAAGTGGTATTATATGTGTTTCACGATCTCTTAATTCTCCTACTTCTGCATCTGGATCGGCACCAGCCGCATTGAAATATCTTAAGCCAACACTTGATAGTCCATATGCTCTCAAATAATCTTTGCATATCATTTCCATCATCAGTTTACTGGCTCCATAAGAACTAATTGGTTTTGCCCAGTCAGATTCTTTACACATTTTCAATCCTGGATCACCATAAGTGGCCGCACTAGAACTATAAACAAATGTTTTCACACCACACTCTATCAACTTGTCTAGAAGTACAACAGTTGCAATAACATTGTTCTTATAATATTCCGATGGATTTACCACTGATTCGGACACAGAGGCACTGCCGGCAAAATGTATACAACTTGTTACATTGTATCTTTTTATTATCTCGTCAAGCCTGTCGATTTCCTGTGGTAGATTTATATCATATGATGGACCAAATGAAACAGGTTTGTGTTTTAATCTTAGATCTCTGTCTATGGTTATTGGTGTGAATCCGTTCTTGACCAAAAACTTACAGGTATGTGAACCCACATATCCGGCTCCGCCCGTGACTAGCACTGCCTTGCTCAGACCTTTAATACTTGGGCTCTGATACTGGTGTTCTATAGTGTTGTCCATCTCTTCTCCATTGTTCACCCTTGCCTGTCATGATGTCTAACATTCTGTCGATTGTGCCGTTTGTCCAATCTGATATTTGACCCATACTAGGGGATGGTTTGCTTAATAGTAATTCTAACTTGTTCATTGCATCTTCCTGTGACCATGGCACATACAATCTTGTGTGGTCATTTGCAAATACTTCTGGGAAAGATCTGTATGCCGGAAAAAGAACATTACAGCCTAAAGCATCTGCTTCAGACACAGTGTTAGATGTCCAGTCCTGTAAAGCACAATTGAATAGTACTCTCGAATCAGCAAGTATATTGTAGTAATCATTTTTTTTCAAATTTTCATGAATTGTAAGTAATCCTTCTTTTTCTAGATATTTGGCTTCTTTCACGTAATAGTCATTGTTTGATCTCAAAGGACCACCCTGACATATTGCAAATTCTGTCTCTGGATGTTTCTTTTTATATGCTTGAATTAGATCCATAAAGAATTGTGGTTGCTTCTCTTGATCCCATCTTGCACCAAAAACCACTCTCTGTTTTCTTTCTATGAATGGCTTCTGTTCTACTCTACCTTGAACCTCTTCTTTTCCAAAACTCAATCCTGATATGTTGTATATGGGTGCCTTCCAGTTTGCTATTCTCATGTTTGCCACCATTTCTTCATTGCTGGCCAATATTACAACATTTGGAATCTCGTTGCACATCTGCTCGTATAAACTCATCCATTTGCTCATACCCCATACGTGTACGAAATCATCAGGATCAATTGCCTGTGCCAGACAACGCAAGTATATTGTTGGTCTGTACTTCTCAGGTGTCTGTTGTAAAATATAAGGAAGTGATTCCATTCCTGGTTGGAACATATCCTCAAAGAAAATTGCGTCCTTACTTGTGATCTCTCCTGCCTTCAGCATCTTGACCAAGTTCATCATCTGGCTCATGCTGAAATAACTTCTGCCATGTGCATCTAGCACCTGTCCTGTTACTATTGCTTCTGAATCATCTATTGTTTCGCCTGGAACAATTTCATACTTCACGCCACGTTTGTCATATGCTCTTTTTGTCCAGTCAGTCAATTGAAAAGTGTATCTTGCTTGATAAGATTCTAATCCCATGTAAAATATCTTCATACGTTTATTATAACTCCTTTAATCCCATTTGTCACTGAAATCTTTATACAAACTATATTCTGCTGTAAGTTCATCTCCGGCCTTGATTGTTTTGGTAGTCATTAGGTAATGTACTGGTAATTGATGCCAAAAACCTTTTACATTCCTACAATTCGGATTATCTGAATGATTGTAAAATGCTCCTAAGGCAGTTCTAATTGCTCCATGTGGAAAATTTTTATTCCGAATATGCACTATTCCTAACACAACGTCAGCGTCGAAATCCTTTGTTGCAAATAGTCCGAGACCCTGCACATCAGATTCCCTCACAGTCAATCCGTCTGGTAATGGTTTATACATTTCCCCTTTTTGCTTTAAGGTCTTTCAAGAATTCCAACATGGTTTTTGCATCTGATACTTCAAATGGATCATTGTCTTCACTTGAATTGTTTTGTCCTTCTTCAACAAACTGTTTTACAATAGTTCCGTTTTCGACATACATAGAATATCTCCATGATCTCATTCCGAAACCCTGTGCCGGTTTGCTTACAAGAAATCCTGCACCTTGTGTAAAAACACCTTCACCATCTCCTATTGGCTTGACCTTCTTGATATCTTGATTTTTAAACCAAGCATTCATTACAAAAGCATCGTTTACTGAAAGACAGTAAATTTCGTCGACACCCTGTGCTTTGATTTCATCATACAGTTCTTCATAACCTGGCAACTGCTGTGAACTACAAGTGGGCGTAAATGCTCCTGGAAGTGCAAAAACGACAATTTTCTTGTTATCAAAAATTTCAACTGTGTCTACGTCTTTCCATTCACCACCTATAAATCCGCAACCACCTACTGCTGTGTCGTCGCCTGTTCTAGTTTTAAAATTTGTGTATGGTACTTTCATTTATGTTCTCTCCTTTATAAGTTTTACTGTTCCTGTGTTTGTATGTTTTATTTTGTGATTATTTTGAATGGCAAGTTGCAAGAACGATTCGTATTTGTCTTCCTTAACCATAAGTGTAATACAATCTTCAAGATCGTCCCCTACTTCTTCGTATCCTGCGTATGCCCAGATAAAGTCCTTGCCATACTTCATGCCAAGATTACCTGCCGTTGTGCAGATGTTTGCCACCGCATCAACTGTATCATATCCAGCATTCAAGCCACCACCCTCTACGGGTAAATGTCCCATTCTAGTTGTTGCTCGTTTTTGTTGTATATGAATCTCTTTCATTATATTCCGCCCATTACTGGCACTTCGTAAACCGCATGGCTTCCATTTTCACCATCTTCGCTTACGTCTATTTCAATTTTTCTTCCTGGATATCTTTTTGCTATCGCTGTGTATAAATCATCTGATATCATTTCACAAGATTTAAAATCAAGTTTCATTGTGCCATCTGCATACATATTTTCCATCCATCTTTTGAATTGTATGAACTCTATGTCCCTGTCGTCATGAAACACTTCTATGGCCACTTTGAAGTGGAATATGTGTCTGTGTGGATATCCTAGAAATGATACATCATACATATCACCAGTTTTTAATTTTGGATCGTCCAACGCCGCTGGATATTTGTGGATACCTTCTTTCCTGAATGTAACCCATATCATTTTTGATCCTTTTGCCGCTTGTTCCTTTAGTGCTTGTTCTCTTTTAGTCTCAACATCTGGAACATTATACATGTCATCTATTACGTTGCCCATTGTTTCTCCTCTATTGGTTCGTCTTGTTTGTATTCTTTCCAAGATGTGAATCCTGCTGACTGCTTGAAATGATTCATGCTCATCGTCCAAACTCCTGGATTAGTTTTGTTGAAATCGACATCATCAACCTTTATGCAAAGTTGATCATCTTCTTCACTATTTGGAAATATTACTGAACAGAATGGAATGAATTTTTCATTGTTCCATAACATATTAAATTTTTCTTTTACTTCTTTGTGTATGCTGTAATCATAATCAACAGTTACAAAATAACCGTCCTCGATAAATTTTTTCATTTGTGCCAGTTGCATTCCGTGGTTATGCATGTATGTTCTGTTTGCACCATAGTAAATGGCTTCTGCATTTACCTTTTCCGCAATTTCTTTAATTTTATGAAATGTTAAATCGTTTCTTGCTAGGAATAGTGTCTGTTTGCCATATGCTGGAGTGTGTTCTACTTCCAATCCTGAAAATATACCTATACTATCACTCTTGCCTGTTTTGTAATCTCTGTCCATGTTTCTATTATACTACAAATTACTTGTTTGTCAAACCAAGTTTTGCTTTTGCTGAAGCGATTGCGTCCTTCGTTGCCAATTTGGTTTTCTTCAAACGCATCAGTATTTGTTTGCTTTCATCACTTCTATCTTTTTTCCTATCTTTGGTAAGTTCCTCTACCTTCTTATTTAGATAGGTGTGATGGTCAATCAACTTTTTTAGCCTTTTGTTTTTCTTAAAGTTACCAGTTGCCATGCTTCCTCCTATTCGAATAATGAACTGAAATTGTTTGTGCCTTTACCACCGCCTGTTGCTCTTGCCCATCTGTTGCCTCTAATGTCTGCCAAATAACTTGATGCATTGCTTATGACTTCCATGGGGGTCTCACTTGTGAATACTTCTTCGACTAGGGTGTTGAAATACAATATATTCCTAGGAACGTATATACTTGGCTCGTCAGTTTTGTCTGACGCTTTTGTTTTCCGCCAATGTTTTACTTCTGGTCTGTATTTGATTGATTCGATATCATTTAAATCATTTGCTATCTGTATCGCTCTGATTTGATTGTATACGTTGTGGGCCATCATTAACACATAACTGAAACTGTCCCAACTGGTTGCACCAATTTTACCATTCTTGTTTAGATCCTTCTCACCATACCAACACACGTCCTTCATCTTCAATCTACGTCCGACACCGCTATCGAATGGAAATTGTATTTCGGAACCTTTCAATTTCTTGTCATCCGGCGCCTTGTCCATAACGAATGAGAATCTGTCATTGGCAAATGAGTTGTGTGTGTAAACAAGTCCGTTCGCTGTTGATAAAAATGCTGATGCACTATCAAAACTTATTGTGAAATTTGGATTGATATGTTTTCTAACCTGTCGCTGTACCTGTGTAAGATAACACCCCCAATCCATCTGTGATGTACCCAGTACGTGCATCCAATCTTTGCCGTCAAGTTTCTTTTCATCTCTCATTATGATTAGGCGTTTGAGCATTACTTCCATATCACACATATTGATACCACCCATTGCCCATCCTTCGAATTCGAAATCTTTTACAGCATCATACCATATCTGTGCAGTGTTCCAATCGTCGCCTTGTAGCACGTTCAATAGTTTAGTTTGTCCTAATCTATTCTTTTGAAAAAATTTGTTGTTGTATATTGTTCCATCTAGTGTGTCTTGAAAACTTTTCAACCCTGTTTTAGGACTGTTCAAATCATCTGCCGCCCATGTTGGTACGTCTAGTGTCATTGCCCAATCGCTTGTCAGTTCTAGCCAGTTCAGTATATCAGATCTCACTTTGTTTGCTTTGTTACCTTCAAAGTCTTTCCAATCAAATTTGATTACACCTTTGCCGATTTGATATCCACCTGAGTCGCCTACTATTGTACTGAACTTTCTATCTCTGTTTACAAACATATGATCTCTGTCTGCAACCTTATCCATATCAAGACAGGCATGTCCTGCCGAATACAATGCGGTAGGATAAGTGAACATTCCTTTGTCTGGATTTATAAAGTTCAATGACTCTACCCCGTGTTCGAATGTTTTAGGAATTCTTTCTTCGGCTATGTGTTTGCCCTCTGATACTCTTTGTTTTGATATGAAAGTATTGTAAAAGTTCGAAATAGCAGGCAGGAATACAGCAAAGTCTCTACTTAACTCTCCTAAGTGTTCCTGCTTACTACTCTGTTCAGTCATTACTGCGCCTGTGCTGGTATAATATATTGATACTTGCCTAGTCCTGAATCAACAGAAACCATCATAGCACCCTCGTTTGAGAAGTGCAACATGACTTTCGCTGAATCAGATAGTTTCAAGATCTGCAATACTTGTCCTACCGGCCAACTCCAACCTTTGTTAAGAGTGCCCTTAACGTCAGTTGCAAACGTAAACTCACCACCATGTGATGCTTGATCTCCGAATGTGAATATCAGGTTTCCATCTTCGGTTCTTACAACGAATGAATTGTGTTCTGTGTTTGCTGTTGCCTGGAAGTTGAATCTTTGTACACTTGCCACTGTTGGTTCTATTTCAACGTCCCACTTAACTCCCTTAAACTTCACAGTCTTAAGTTTCTCGTTGATTATCTCAGCATTCATAAATCTGTAGTCGTTCTTAAAGTCACCTTTTTCATTCTCAAAGTGTATACCTGTTGGAACTGTGGCTCCATTTCTTTCGCCGGACAATACAGTTATCTTTGCTTTATCTTTGTACTCAGGACACTTTAAATGGATATCTAATTTACCCATCTGAGGCATACCAAACGTACCAGACATTTCCGCTTGTGGTTTGTGAAAAGACCCTTGCAAGATTACTGATCTGTCTTCTGCCATACTGTCGATATTGGTTTCTTTGTCATCACCAGTAATTTTAACAAGATCTAAAAATCCCAGTCCATGCGTGTGCTTAACGATGTCTTTTAAGATGTCTATCATAATGTCTTATTGTATAGTATATTTAGATCTTAGTCTAGTGTTATTTCAGAAACTTTGTATACAACCGGATTTTGTTTACCAGGCTTACGGAAAATGGCAAAATTGGCACCTGGCCTGAATTGACTCATTTCTACAACATCATAACCAGCAGATTTAATCATCTTGGTCATTGCATTTTTGTTGTTGAACGCCCAATAACCTCTTTTTGCATTATGTAAATCAACATCATAATGGCAGTCTGCGTATTGCAAAAATACATAACCACCCGGAATCAATATCCTTTTTATCAGTCTAAGATATTCCTCTATGTGCTTTTGTGTAAAGAACACAAATGTGTCCCAACTAAAGATAAAATTGCATGATGCAGTTGGTATTTTATGTCTATTATCTAGGCCCCAGTTGTTTTCATCGGTGTTGTACCATTTTATATATTTTTGGTGGCCTGGATTGAATCTTCTACGAACTGTCCTTTCAAACTCCGGTATTATGTCAAGGAAGAAATTTAATCGCCATGCTCTAAATTCTTTTGAAAATGTACCAAATCCCGGTCCAATTTCAAGACTGTTAAATTCAGCACCGTTTCTCGCAAATTGATATATTTTTGTTTGCACCATCCTGTATAGGAATTCATCGGTTACTGGTTTTGCTCTCTTCATTTCGACATCTTTCACAAACCATTCTGGCGTTTTATCATATCTGTTGATTGATTCCTGGTTATTGGCATCCACCGCGGTTGCTATATCACGCAGTATTTTTAGATTCGAATCTATTAACTTTTGTAAGTCTTCTTTTTTGACTTTTTCTAGTTTTTCAATTAGTAGTTTGATTTCTTCTATGCTCAGCATATGGTTATTTAGAAGTCAAATAGTTTGTTAAATGTATTTGTGGTTTCAGTTGATTGCACGTCCCACCCTAGCACTCCTATAAGATTATCAATTTTCTGATCTAGTATTGTTGATTCCATTGCATCGCTATCAAATGGCAATTCTTTGAACCATTCTGGTATACGCATTTCATCTACAGGATATGCAATACTAGTATAACCTAATGGATTGTTTTTCAATTTACAAACAATTACTTTTGCACCATCGGTGATAGGAAGAGAATACTTGTCTCCATACATTTCTCTGCATTTATTCCAATTCATACTTGCCCTCACATGTCCAGGCATATTCGCTCTGCCTTGTTTTTCTTCTGCTTCTGTGTACTTTGTCATATTGTTTGCTCTTTTTGGTGAACCTTTTTCCCAACCTGGTCTTGCTTTGAACTCTGCTCTGAATTCACTTATTTTTTCCAGTACTTCTGTTTCTGTTTTGCCTGTCAATACCATGTATAGTAAGTCACTTAAAAAATCCTGTACAAAAACAGGCGTATCACTACGTTTAAGATCTAGTCCCATGGCCTTCATTTTGCCTTCTTTGCCTTCCACATCTGTACGTTTGCCTTCCACGTCATAGTATAACACTGCATACCTTTTCTTTGTTATGAATAATCCTTTCGAAGCAACAAGTTCCCTGCCTGCTTTAATTACATCTCCTCTTGTTGTTGGACAATGGAATGCTTTGGTCATGAATGCCTTAAAAGATCCATTGACTTCTTCTGCAATTTTATCGTATAACCCAATTACAGATTCTTTTGTCCATGGTATCAATCCATCATTGATTTCTTTTTTCAATGTTTTATGTGCTGAAAAATACACTGAATCAGTATCACCATACACAACACTTTCACCTTTGTGATCATAGTTGCCTGCAACAATTTCGTTTACTTTGGCTCCCATGTGTTTTGTTATACATCTACCGGTCAAGGTGACTGATTGTCCTATCCTGATGTCAAAGAACCTACAGCCTGGATTAAGTATTGCGCCATACAAACTGTTCAAATTAATTTTTTTGACAAGTTGCCTTTTGTCCCAATACTCCCTTTCAATTTCATTATCGGCACAATCTCGCATTTTCTGTTGCATTTCCTGTCTTTCTGCATACCAACGTTTTAGTAATCCTGGAATAATTGCTTCATACTCGTATGTGAATATAGTACCATTCGCACTCAACATCCATTTGTTGTTGCCGTCGAATATAATATCATAAAGTTGTGCCGCACTCATCCTCACACTTGTTTTGTCTTCCCAGTCTACAATTATTTCTGTACCTTTTTCCTTATTCATTACTGCCTGATATTCCCAACTCCCGAACTGACTGTCCCATGCCGCCGCGAATGATTTCTTGGCATGTTTGGCTCTGTTTATTTCTGCTGATGTGATCACAGGTCTTATCTGTCCTACGATTGTTTCAGGACCCATGTTCAGTGCTCTAATGACAGATGGATACAGTGAGTTAATGTCGATGGAACCAATCCAGTCATGTATACCTTTTTGTGGAGTGGCAACGTATGCACCCGCGGCCGGTTGGTTCTCTTCTCCCTCTTTCTTGTATTTTCTACCAGGAACAATCATGCCACGTCTGTGTGTTTCGTTCACTATCGCCTGTTCAGTTACTGCAACCGCACCCATTGTAGTCTGAAGCAACACTGTGTTCTGGTGTGCAATCTCATTGGCAAGTTCTATAAACTTTAGTTTCTTCTCAAGTTTGGCCAATAGTGCAGTATCCTGCCTGTTGTATTCTATAAACAATCCAAAATCATTTTTATACAGGTTATCTAAAGAACCTTCATATATTGTTTTCTTTTCTCCAAGTTCATGTTCACCGATTGCATCTAGTCTGAAACTGTGTCTTTCCTCATATGTGTATTTCCTGTATAGTTCGAGCAAGTCCAAATGCACCCTACCCACAAGGTCAAAACTTAACTGTTCTCTGCCATACTTTTCAAACACTCTCCTCTTTGGTTTTTCGCCCCAGAAACAAAGTCGCCTTGTGTCATCACCACTCAACACTTTCTGTATCCTTCCAACAGTGTATGGAATATCATAACCCTCACTGTTCCATCCTGATAAAATATCTGCATCTTCTACTAGTTGCAAAAATGCATCAAGCATATCTTTTTCTTTTTCAAAAAGCATTGTGTTAGGAAAACGTTCTGTAAGCACCTTCGCATCTTGCATACTGATTGTTTTTGGCGGAACTGCTAGTGTGACCAGTTGATCCGTCCAACCCATGTAACAACTTATGGCAGTTATAGGCATGAACGGATCATCCGTTGTTGAATAACCTCGATCTGGATCGAAGTCAACCTCGATATCAAAAAACATAACATTCAGTTTTGGAGTTTCCTTACCTAGGTAGTTCTCCTCCAAGCATCTGAATACCGGATTGATATCATGTTCATAAAGTTGCTTGTTGGATCTTATCCTCTGCTCCTTGATGAATTCTTTGTTTGTTTGGCAAATTACCCTCTGCAACGGTTCGCCAGTCATTGACCTGTGTTTACCCCTAGCGTCAGGATAGTAGAACACATACCTAGCGTCATACTCTACGAACACACGTCCTTTTTTGGGATCACGTTCTACAACATAGATCCTGTCTTCGTCCTTTTTGTATAGTGCGTCTATATAACTCATTGTATGAATACCTTGTATAATCCTATTGTGTTCATAATTGTAAACCACCCTGTAAGGCAAGCGATCCAAACAAGTCTTCGTCTGTATCCTGCCCAACACATGGTGCTAGACCCTAGCCAGTACAAAGGAAACACTATACTCATTATAGGATGAGGTGATGTAAAAGTCAAGACTGCAGAACCCATTACTGTGACTATTACGGAAAACAGTTCTAGATAGAACGCAAAATTATCTGTCTTATAACTGTTTACCCAAAATTCTTTGAGTAATTTTATCACTAAAGTTTGCCGGCTGTGTTTAGTATGCTTTCCAGCGTGTCCATCTCGTCAGCGATGTTTTGATAGTTGCCTCTGTGTGCAACAGATATCGCCTTGTTGATAAGTGCTGGTTTCAATTCTAGTTCTTCTGCTATTGCTTTAACTGTGTCTTTCAATCCCGATCTAAGATCTTCTACCTCACCTAGTACCTGTGAGCCCTGTGAAATGATTTGGATTAATTTTTGTTTTTCAGCGTCATTAAAGTTTCTTACTGCCATTTGTTTCTCCTGTTGTTATTCAACAAGTATATAACAAATTTTGTATGAATGCAAATTATTTTTTCTTTTTGGTAGCGACGTTTATTGCTTTACCACGCCTATTTGGATTTGGATCTTTTCTTCTTTTTCTACGTGCCGCACTTGCCCTGCCTTTTTTACCTAGTGCGTATGCTTTAGACCTCGGTAAACATTTAGGCTTGCCTTCACCCTTGCTTTTGCCACCGCATGATCCTCGGATTTTTCCACCTGGACCCATTCGTACCCATTTGTCCTTGAACCACTTCTTAAGATTTTCATCTAATGATTCGTGTAGCACGAGTCCATGGCAGTTCACACAGAAGTCTACGTGTTCTCTCTTAACGCAGTTGGGCACACGTTTGCCGAACATGGTCTTCATGCCCTTCTTCTCGTAGCCTTTCCAACAACGTGTTCCTTCTAGAATTTCGTTTATCTTCATTACTTCTTACTCTTGTTGCCCCAATTGGCCGCGCCTTTTTTACGACACTGAACTAGAGCACCAGAGGCGTAAGCCGAAGGCCAAACTTTGTATCTTGATCTGACTTTGTGATAGCAGGCGTCTTTCTTCTCTGCTAGTTTTTCAAACTCTTCTAATGTGATTCCTGTGACTTCGTTAACTTTCATGTTACCACTTTCTACAAGACCAATATCTCGCTTTGGTCTTTGGTCCTGGGTTAGCACAGTTGTGACGTGCTCTAAAACTTTTTCTTGCTTTTGGATTGCTTTTTCTAATTCTCATAGTTTTTCTTTTTGCACTAGTACCGCCGTGTCCAAAGTTTACTTTCTTCACGTTTCCGGATTTTGGATCCTTCACGTACACTTTAAATTTCTTAACATCACCTCTCATTGGTTTATTAAGTGGCACTTTTCTGCCTCTGTATTCTGCGTCAAACAATTCTGTCTCGTCTTCTGGGAAACCTAATGGACCAAGCACTTCTTCGAAATCCTCGTCCTCTTCTATGTTGAATTCATCACCTTCTGGGAATGGCTCGTAAGATTCGTCTGTTGATAAATCATCTTCAACCTGTCCAAGTGCTGTAAGAGCCGATGTCTTCCTGTCGTCGTCTATTGGCAATTCTGCTATCCTGTCTTTCATAGCGGAAATGTCTAACATCAGTTTTGTGTAATCTATGTCGCTGTCTTTCGGTGCTTCGTTAGTTGTTGCGTTCACACCGTCAATCCTGCTTATTAAAGATTTCATGTCTTCCATTGTAATCGATTCTCCCATCTGCATTTGTGTTTTGTCTTTTGTGAATTGTGTGGTCTTAGTCAAGCCTCTGCTACCAGCACTTGCAGGTGACTGCACCTGTTTCTTAGCATCAACAACACCTTGGTCTCGTAGTTTCACAGTGTCGTCTATGTATTTGCCGTAGTTGTAAGGTATACCCGTCATATGATGTATTTATTTCCACAGCACCATCTTGAAACGTTCTTTGTCTATGCCAAAAAACT